AGCGTCAAATCCATCAGCACGTCGTCGAAGACTTCTTCAATGTTGGTGCTGTCCATTGCACCTGCAAACACATACGCTGAGGTTCTCCACTGCGGTTGTGCCGCTCGGTTAATGCCACCAAGCGTCCCTTGTGTGGGGTTGGTGGGAATAACTGAGCCGAGACCAAGCGGATCGAGTCCTCCGCCGACAGCGTAGAGATATTGGGAGAACTTATCCTTGATGGACTCCTCCAGGACATTCATCTTCTCCTTCATCAGCTTGAAGATCGCGGCAGGTCCGTTGTTTTCGTCCTGCTCCTGATCGGAGATGATGACCGTGCCAGCGACGCGAGAGTATCCATACTCCACAGTGTCAAACTCATCTGTCTGATTGACAGGGAGGGGAGTGTAGTAGTTGTAACTTGAGATGTTGGGATTACGACCAACTGTGAGGGGGTTAGTGATATTGTATCCACCGTCCTCGTATTCAACACGATCATTGGCAAACACCCATGCCATCAACGCATTCGACTTGATGCTCGCCAAGACCAGCTTACGCCTAGACTTAGTGAGCGTGCTGTGCAGAACATCTGCGACAGCGGGGACAATTGTGCCAACAGGCATTTCCTACTCCATTCAGTTCAACTGCATTCCACTTTCACGCATCGCATCGCGAATGATGTCGCTCCATGACGTATTCTCGCTGTGTGTCTGGCCGCTGCCATTCACGCGCTGCGTCTGCTGCGTATTCACACTGCGCCGACCGGGCAGCGGGCGATTGTCGGATTGCTGTTGTGGAGTAGGCTGCTGCTGGCTCTGCATTGCAGCGATTTGCTGCTTCAATGGCTGAGTCCAGTCGAGACCGTTTTCATGAGACCAGCGGATCATCTTGACCCAAGCCTCTTGCAACGGCAAACCGGGCTGAGCCTGCAACATTTCTGCAAGAACGTCAAGATTGTTGTGCGCTTCTGGGTTGCCACCGATGAAATTGTCCAGATCACGTTGAGCAGCCTGCCTAGCCTGTTGATTTTGTTGGTTTTGCATCCGCTCCTGCATGAACGGTTGCAGCTTGCCATCCATCATCCGAGCCATCGCGGCCATGTCCATGCCCTGCGTGACGCCTTGTTCCAGGAATGGAATGGGATAGCCCTTCGATTTCACTTCCTCAACAAGCGTCTGCAATGTCCGCACAGGATCACGCATGAAGTCAGCCATGACACGCACGGCAACCAACTGATCCTGCGGCTGCACACCAAGCCGTGCCGCTTCCTGTATTACCTCATTGCTCTGTCGCATAGCATTCGTCATGCCAGCGACTTGCTGCTTCAACTGATTGTTCTCACGCATCGTGCGCTGGCTGTCCTCGAATATCCTGCGCTCAATGCCACCCTGCGCAACAACCTTGCCGCTTACCGGATCAACTAGATCGCGTGTATTGGGGTTCTCTGCGTTAGGGACTTCAACAAGCCCATCATGTCTGCGCCTGACTGGCTGCTGCTGTGCTTGCTGACCACCACTCTGCTCTGGTTGTGCAGAAGTGCGCCCAGCGTTACTGCTACCACTATCACCACCGCCAACGTCGCTACTTGTATCGCCTCCAACGTCATCTTCACCGCCAAGGTCCGGAACGTTTCTAAGAATTTCTGTCTCTGTGCCACTCATCTTGGCGCTCCTTGCTGTGCTGGTCCTGGCTGCGGACCACCGGGTTGCTGTCCACCTTGCTGACTAAGCAATTGCTGGAACACCTGAGCAGGTGGAATACCTTGTGCCAACGCTTGACCAATTGCTTGCAGAACAGGTGGTGGTAGTTGTTGCATCGCCTGCACGAGCATCGCTACAACAGGCATACCACCACCACCACCTGCCTGCGGTGAGGCTCCTGAAGCCCCACCCGGCTGTGCACCGGCTTGTTGTGGTGAAGGAGCACCACCGGGCGCACCACCTTGCTGTGACTGTGCCATCTGCTGCACTTCAGCAGCGATGTTGTCCCAATCCTCTTTGCTTATCATGAAGTCGTCGAACGCTTTGCTCATCATGTTCAACGACACCTTTAGCGCAGTCGCAGGCGCTGCACGCACATACTGCGACAACACCTGTGCGATCTGCACTGATTCCTGTTTCTTCTGCTGCGTCGTCAGTTTCTGCGTGCTGCCACCGACAACCTGCAACGACATGCGTGCGTAATCACGCAAGTTATCAAGTGGACGCCAGAACGGCGAGACATCGATGCCGCATATGTCGCTTGCTGTCTGCGCATCCATGAACCGCATGCACAATTGCGTCAGCTTCCAGCCGACATCGCCAATTGCGTCTTCAATGGCATCCAGGCGCATGTCCATACGCATGTTGCCCATTGTGCTGTAGTAATCAATCGCCTTGTTGGTCGTGTTCGTCTTGAACTCGCCACCACGCTCTGCTTCGCTCGTGGCAGCGATCCTGTCTACGCTCTCGTAGAGGTCCTTCTTGTCGAACAACTGTGCGAAGTTCATGCTCGGTGGCGTGAGCGAGAAGATCATCTTGGTCGGATCAACACCATCAGGAACATCAAGCGGCGTGGCGGTTGCGTCCGGTCCTTTGAGGATCTTGTCCACTGTCTCTTGCGTAAGGCCGCTGTTCTTATTGTAGAAGATATTGCGGCGTGCCCAATACAGTGCACGGCGCTTCTCGTCGTTGATCTCATTGATCTGATCCTGCTGATCCAAGTAATAGCTGACCTCACCCTTCGCATACAACGCAATCGGATTATCATGGAACCACAGCGGCGTCAGCGGAAAGAAGCCCTGCAACTGATACGGATCGTCCCATACCCAAATGGGCCACTTCCAATCGTTGTCTGCATACATCTCCAGTCGCCGCGTCACCTTGTCCCACACATACCAGACCTTGGTCATGCACGCTTTGTCGAATGCCTCCTTGGTCTCGAAGCCGTATGCGTTATAGTTGTTATCCGTCTTCTGAAACAACGAATACTCAGCATCCGGGTCATTTGTATTCTCGCCATTATTGAGTATGTGCGTCGGCTCATATATGCTGACCGCTTCTTCACTGTCTGGCTGCTCGATTGCAAAGATTGCGTTGATATACTGCGTAGGCAACATGTCCTCAATCAACACCCAATTGCAATCACTCAGGTTGGGATCACTGCCATTGGGATCACGCAACACCTGATGTGGATACCTGATGCGCACATACGGACCGCTCGGCTGCAAGAACTCGACTTTCTCGTCCAACGCAGTCAGCTTGCCTTCGATCTCCCTTATATCCTCCTGATCGTCAGCCTGCTCCAACTGCTGCGACAGTGCAGCCAAGTCCTGCAACGCTGCCTCGCTGCTCTTATCCTTCTGCGTATACCCAACCTCGAACCAAGCCATATTCGTCAGCAGGCACATCAGCACATTGCGCTTGGCCTTCTGTTTGAGGTTCACACCGGGTGGATACTTCATGCTGAACAGGTTGTTGATGAACTTCTCAACCGCATGCGCAAACTGATCGCCTGTGTCCTCATCAGTCGGATTGGCGCTCGGTTCAAGCGAGCACGACACGATTGGGTTCTTGGCATACAGCACCGGCACCTGTGCACTCACATTCGAGAACACGATGTTCTCAGTGCTGCTGAACATCTCATTCAGCCTGCGTGCAATGTTCCGATTGCCGCTCACCTTGCCCCAGCGATTACGATATCCACTGCTGATGCCATCCCTATGATCCGCTTGGTCATGGTTGTAATACCGTATCGCTTCGTCCCACGCATCGATCAAATCCTGCATCGATTTGATTGCCACATCGCGACGTGACTTCCACACGCCACCACGCTTGCTGCTTACTGGAATGCGGCTGCCGGGCAGTGCCTTATAGACCGCAGGCTCAGGCGGCGCATCGATGCCAACATCAGCCTTACCAAGTGCATCCTCAAGCGGATCAGCCGTGTTGTCTAAGTTCAACTGATCGTCGCTCTGGCCCATATCGCCGGGTCTATCACTCATACTACCACCTATACCAACCGAAGCGTGGACCAAGCAGGCCAAAGACCAACAACAGTATCACGACCAATAGAATAATACTGAGGGGATTGAACCCAGGACCAGCAGGCGCAGGACCACCATACCAGTAATACCCACCACCACCCAACAACAGGACGATGAGCAACACAATCAGGATGAGTTCCATTACTTGTATCTCGCTTTCACATCGACGCGCTGTTGCCGTTCGACTTCATGCCAAGCCATCCACGCAGGCGGCTGATCTGGCAAGCCAACGAACTTGGCCAGCTTCGGCCTATTACTCATTGCATACTTCCACATGTCCATCGCGTGATCGTTGCGATCAACAGGCCTGTCGGTTGTCTCATCACTGCCATCCCGTTGGAAGTAATACTCAGTGATCTCGTCAACGAACCAATGACAGTTGTCACAAACGTAGAAGTGCGGTGCTACAATCTGGCCAGTGATCGGATGTTCATGCCGTGTCTCAGGCGTCAGATACTGCCAGTTCTTGGCGATGCCACTGCTGATGTCATTGTTGCCGCGCTGCATGTTGATGCCTTCTTCATCAAAGAGCGATGCAACCGTTTCGCCAACAGTGCGACTGCTGCCCGACTTCCTACGAAAGATGTCAGGGTCCGCATACACCATGTTGAGTTCACCTGCGTCAATGCTATACTGCGCACGTATTTCATGCATACGACGCGCTGCATCAGCAATGGTAAGCTCTGCAACTCGGTATCCATCGAGCAGAAACACATTCGCATCGTCATCGGTGAAAAACAGCCCGTAACAACTGTGCCGCGACAGTCCGTGGTCGTATCCCTCGATCCATGTAGGACGAAAACCGGATACCCGCAGCGTGCGCAGATACGAGAGCACTGTGTCATGCGACAGTATGTGCTGTGTCTCGTCAAATTGCGGGTATATAAGACCTGATAGAGCACCCCATCGTCCATACACGAAGCGATCTCGCATACTTCCAGTGTATGTCGAAAGCATACCACGGATGTAGTCATGTCCGACGTTTTCGACGTTCTCGAACGTGCTTCCTTCATATAGTTCGACAAGTGGTTGAGGTCTTCCATCAACGAGAATTGGTCGTCCCCCATCATCCACCTCACACAGCAGCTTGTCGTTGATGACACCGCGCTGGAAGTCGTGCAGCGGCTTGACGATCTCGCGATAGCACCAATTGCGTGTCGGATTGAGTGTAGCAATGAACCACTTCGGTCCAGTGCGTGGCATCGTCTCATCATCACCAACATATTCAGTGCCACCACGCAGACGGCCCATCAGGTCCATGAAGTCCTTATGCAGGAACTCAGGATCTTCTAACTGATCGACGATGATCCAGTCATACGTCGCAGACAGCAAGTTGCTGCGCGTCTCTTCCGTCTCTCTGCCGCGCTGCGCCACATAGCGAAAGTTGATCGTGCTGCCGTTCTTCAACACGAGCGTATTGTCGTCCCTGGATGGCATCCTTCTTATCCAATGCGTCGGACACCAAAGCAGCAATTCGCGCCGGATCGTGTCGTTCAACTTCGGATACGTTGAGCGTGCGATCAAGCCATTGCAGCCAGGGTAGTCCTTCGCCAAGCGCAATGCCTTCACACATGCCGCTGCCGTCTTGCCATTGCCAAACCCACCACCGCAGAACTGCACCTTCGCACGCGACTGGTGAAATCGGTCGTGCATACCGCCTTCAATGATCTTGTAGCGTCGCGTCACTAAGTCTCTCCGACCTTGCCGAAGTAGAGTATCTGCGCAGATGCACCCTGCACTGCAAGAACGCCAGTAACGCCGGCAGGAATGGCAATCGGTGGGCCAGCGCCAACCTGATAGTGCGAGTATGCATTGCCACTGAAACCATTGCCTGAAACGTCAGTCAATTGCGGCACGGGAACAGTTACAGTCCCACCGCCAGAAGCAATCGTTACTTGATTGGCATACGAGGCAATGAATGACATCACTCATTCTCCATGTCTATAGTTGGCACTGCATCGTCATTACGCTTGACGATCTCAATGACCAGACCACCGTCCATACGATGACGATGCTCAACAACATCAGTAGGACGCAAACCGCTGCGGTCAAGTATGTCGCGAGCAGCCGCCATACGATCACCACGATTGCCTGCATCCAGGCTGTCAACCACCGTGAGTGCAGCACGCTTTGCATTCTTGGTGATGATGTCACGAACTGCATCCGTTTCCTGATCCAGTGCACTGCGCACAATTGCATCATGCATCTGCTTATACGGATCGCTGTCCCGAATGCGTGCAATTATCGTCGTGCCCAGCCGCGTGACGGTTGTGATCTCTTCATCATCCAGGCCATACATTGCATACGCAAGCACAGTTGCAATCGTGTTCATCTGCTGCGGCGGCGCAGGCAGATCGCTTGCCTTACGCCGCACATTCGCAGGCAGGATGCGCTGTTCTTCTCTCTCCGCACGTTGCTGCGCATGCGTATCCACGACATCACCGCCTGGATACACAACTCTGCCATCTGCAAGGCGCAACGGCTCATTCTGTGATGCTAAGTTTGCCATTATCGGAGCATGAGCCTCGGAATATACGGTTTCGGTGTCACTCTGCCAATCCGTGCACCGCCAAAACCACCTCCTGGCGTGCCGATGCTGCCATCTGGATAGCGCACCATCCCCTGCGGAACAGTTCTGTCAGGCATCGGCGGACGTGGCAGCGGCGATTGGTCAGGCAGCGGTATAGCACTCTGATTAGGCAGCGGTATCGCATCACCACTTTGTCCCTGCGCAGGTGCAGGCAGTGCCGGTTGTGCTTGCGGCCCTGCAATCTGCAACTGCGGCTGAGGCCCACCAATTTGTGGCTGCACAGCACGATCCATAGCTATTTGCATCGGACTGCGCTGTTCTGGCGGCAATACATCAAACCTATTGCCCATCGCTACATCAGTATCAGGGCGCACCGCAGGCACACCAGTACCGGGATCAACTGGCGGCGGAACAGTATCGCCGGGTGCAGGATTACGGCCCCTACTACCAGCCCACATACCTAAACCAGCACCTCCACCCGCTGCAATCAGTGCACCGAGGTTCGAGAGGTCCATTCCACCACCACTACCACTTTGCGGTTGTGTATTGTCCGTAGTATTCGTGGCATTGGGCGGCGGCATTGGAGGCACTGGCAATCCTCTCGTCGGTGCCTTCTCGATCTTGCCAGCCACATTTCCTGATTGACCCGTGCCCGGATCAGTGCTAGGAACATCGTTCACTAAGCCCGGAATGTCAGAGGAGCCTCTAGCATTCTCGGTCAGCACACGCTGCATATTCTGCGAAGTCAATGGCATACCGCGACTTCTTAAATACGCCTGAAGCATGACGGTCGGGGACTGAGGGTCCTCATCACCACGAGTTGAAGGGGAAGGCGGGGCGGACGTGTTAGGTGGAGGCATCAGCGCAGTCCTCTATTTCCTAGAATTGCATGTGCAATTCCTGCTGCCGCAGCTATATGATGCGCATCCGGTGCAGACATTCCACCCGGCAACGCTCCTGCTACTGACGACGGCATTGCTCCTGGCGGTTTCAATCCTCCGCCGCCCATTCCAGGCATACCGCCGCGTCCAGGTCCAGGCAGCTTATTCGGCGGTGGCAAACCTGTGTTACCGCTGCTATCTCTGCCTTGCTCAGCAACTTGCGCACCCGGTGGCTTCGGTGGACGTGGCGCACCACCACCCTGCATCGCAGATTTCACTTCGGGACCAAAATTCGTGCGTGGCATCAGTAGCCTCCTGCGTATTGCTGCTTCCCACCACCACCATTACCACTGAGATCAACGGGGTAGCTGGGGGGTCCGGTAACACGGCGCAGCAACGCCTGGAATGCAGTGAGATCAGCAGCAGTCGTAGCGCGATTAACGACAGTTACCGTCTCGATAGTCTGCAATCCACCCGGCGCACCCGTCTGTCCCTGCACACGTGGATACGTCTTGGTCGCAACTGCACCCGGCGCTACACCCAGCAGTGTATACAACAATTGCGTAACACCAGCAGTCATCTCTCCATTGCGGAACATCTTCGCAATGCGATCATCACCTTGCTGCGTGCCATTGAACATCACGAAGCCACTGGTGCCGCTCTGATTGGCAGCACCCGAGCCGAGAGTATTCGTATATCCTGTGAACGGCACCTGACCAGGAACAGTTTCAATGCCATAGGTGGCCATTTTCATCCTCCATCTAAGCTGCGCCTTCAAGCATTACACACCTGACCACCCTTTACAATCAAATACTTCATCTATCTGCCACATCTACCACAAGATCCTATCGCGCCCCTACTATATACATATCATCACGAGCACTGGCAGACTCGAACGCACAGGTTAGCTTGCGTAGCCGTGTATCGGCTAATGTGGCCCAACACACGTGGCGCTTATATAACCCATTTTGGGAAATAGCCGGGGATTGCCGGGGCGTCGCGATGCACAGCACTATGCATGCGCGTGCAGATGCATGTGCAGGAGGGTGCATTTGTGCGTGTGCTTATTGAAGCGTGCGCGTGCTTACATGAGGCTGCGATGCATGAGCGCAAGGATCTATGCACAGGTATGCACAGCTTGACACACAGCTTAACCCAAACGCTACGCTTCCTGTTCCTGCCGTTAGCACTGCTATGCAATGCGGCTAACAAGTATCTTGCCGTAGAACATGCCTGAGCAGGCTAGAGCATGCCATGTCATTCTAGGTAGGGTGCATGCCTACTCTAACACGGCTTGCGTAGCCTCACGATACGGCTGGCAATCCGTATATCGTGATATAACGGTTGTGCAGTATGTGATTGCTGACACATGCAAAGCGATATGCTGCACAATGCTTATCATTGCCTAGCCGAACACGACATATGTTTGCATGGCAAGCGGAACGGAATAGGCACTTGACATAAGGTTATAGTTATGGTCTAATAGGGACAGTTAATCAGATTGTCTGGTTGACGGGATGCCACGCAAAGCGATGGCACTAAGGAGTAAATACACATGTCTAAGCCAACCACACGTGCCGCACTGCTTCGGTCAACCGTTGTTCCTTCTAAGGATGACGGCAAGGAATTGATCGCAGTCAAAGGCGACAACATGCCGCCAACTGAACTACCATCTGCGAATGAAGTTCACGAGGCAATCGAGGCGACACTACAGGCGATTGTCACGAGCGAGAACGCGATTGAGTATGCACGGCAGAAGCTCGCTTATCAGTTCGAGTTGCGCCACAAGCTTATGCTGCTGACTGAGCCTGAAGGTTCTGTGCCATACGCGCATACACTTGCGACTAGCTCTACTGCAATGACTGACTATCTTGCAAAGCTCGCGGCTGAGTTCGCTGCCGCAACATCGCCGACGCGCAAGTCACTGTCTACTGCGGAAGCGACTAAGTATAATGCAACCAACTATGGTCGCATCCGTCGTGCGCTTGAACTGTTCGCTCACATCGAATGGGCAAAGGCGAACGGCATGCATGCTGAGTTCAATACTGACAAGGGACGTTGGAACATTGCACCGGCTTGCCTCATTCCTCCTGGCTGGATCGGTGCGGGTGATCTAGTGTTCCTGCCCGATGGCAAGACACTGCGCACGACGATTGAGCTAGAGGCTGACAACAAGTCGGCTGTCTACTTCATCAGCAAGCCTCGCATGCCGATGCGCAATGTCAGTCCGTCATTGTCGCAGTTCATCTATGCGATGCAATTCCACGTCAAGGCCGCGACCAACCCAACGGTTGACACGTCACCAGCCGAAGGCACGCCAGAGACTGCCAAGCGTGCCGCACGGCAGACCGTTGCTAAGACTGCGGAGACAACCGCAGCATCCGACGCGCCAGCTACCGATGGCAACTTGGATGCTGACAAGCCTGCGAACATTACAAACAAGACTTGGGCTTGCACGCAATTCGCGAATGCCTTGGTTGTCGCTGCCAAGTTCCTAGCGATGGACGACATGACGAACTTTGCTCGTGGCGACATTGGCGATGCGGCATGGAATGCCATGGTGGATATCGTTGTCGCCTATGACAGACTACAAGGCGATGCCGACAACGGCGCGCAAAAGAAAGAGCGTGTTGTCAAGGCAAAGCGTGCGGCATAATCAACGCGCAAATTAACTAACCCGGTGCAGCAATGCACCGGGTTTTCTTTTGTCATGAGGTTGCATCATGTGTAATCGTGTCCGTCAATTCGTAACAGACAGTAGCCTAGCCTATGTCGGCTTGTGGGGTATCATCCCGCTTTGTGTCTTGGGTAAATACGAAATCATATCTGACCACCATGCCATGATGGCTTTCGCATCGCTTATCACATGCTTTGTCATTGGCATGCTACAGGAAAAGCTAGACTAGTTCAGCCTGACACACATAACCCCATGGCAGCAATGCCATGGGGTTTTTCTTTGCCTACATTCTGGCGCGGCCGAAGGCCGCGAATTCATGACCGAGCCGATAGCCAGACCAACAGCGACGCCAGCGATCAGTCAGCTAAGGCAAAACCACAACGCGCGTTCAAATGGCGCCATCGCATTG